TCGCAATATCGCTTACGATTAGAGAAGAGATCTGGAAGAAAATTACCTGAGGATGAAAAGAATAAGGCCTTACCTTTGCCTTTAGTCTCAATATCTAGATATCTCGCAGATTTCGATGGAGAAAGGTTCGAGCGTGGAAGAGTTAGATATGATAGTGATCCACTAACTAAGGACTGTAATAGATCTAAGTTTCCGTTTCCGTTTAATCTTAGATATCAGATAGAGTTCTGGACTAGACAGTTAAGAGATATGGATTGGTTACTAGAGCAGTATACTCTGATGTATGATAGTTCTCTATTCTATCTATCAGTAGATCATCCTAAGCCCTTTGGAAATAAGATAGTGCCTGTTCATAACGAGGGTGTAGTGGACAACTCAACTCTAGAACCAGATGCAGCACAGAGGACTATACGTAGGACTGCTTCTATTAGAGTACAGGGTTGGTTACCTAGACCTGTATATCAAGTTAAGTCTATAAAGGAAATCAAGGTCCTGTTTAGAGATTGGGCCGATACGCAGACATACTTCGAAGTAACTGAAGTGCCTTGATCTGTGTGGAGATAAGATACTCTTTGGAGGAGTAAAAGATGGTAATGTCTGGTGCCGCAAAGGTGAGATCAATAGAACTTGACCTTTCATTGTATGTCCCAGCACTAGCTACCTCAGTGGTAGGTATGGTATTGTCTGGAAATAAGGGTACCAAGAATTCGCCTACTCTTATTACGGATGAAGGTACTCTAGTCAATACCTTTGGAGCTCCTGAAGTCTCTGACTATGGTCTACTAGCAGCTATTAGATACCTAAGAAAGGGTAATCAGTTATGGGTAGTACGTGTAGGCTCCTACGATGTAGTAGCTAGTAAGAGTTTAATGTCTGGAGCTTCAGCTGCTGTATTAGTAGATGCCTTATCTACAGGTTCATGGGGTAATGAACTGTCTGTAGTAGTAACCACAGGGTCTGTACAGGGGTATCAACTCCAAGTTAGAGAGTCTGGTGTTGTAAGAGAGACTTATGATAACGTGCTATTAGGTCTAGCTAACGTAGCTGATCCTGACTATATTAGTACTAGAATCAACGGAGTATCCGAGTACGTAGTAGTTACCCCTGATACTGCCTACTCTACTTTAACTCCAGCTACTTATACTTTATCTGGTGGGGTTTCAGGCACTGCTGATAGCGCAGATATTGTAGGAACACAGGTAGGTAATACTGCTACTGGTCTGCAACTCTTTAGAAACCCAGATGTCTATGATATAGATCTACTAGCTACCCCAGGTATCTGGTGGAAGGATGTAGTAGCAGAGATCCTGTCCATAGCTGAGGGTAGAGGAGATGCGTTTGGATTGATCGATCCTCCACTAGGTCTATCTGTCCAGGAAGTAGTTGAGTGGCATAATGGACTCCTGACTGGGGATCCTGAGTATTTAACTACCCAGCCTAACTCTAGCTATGCAGGATTACTATATCCTTGGGTACAGGTATATGATTCATATAGTGGCTCAGACCTGTTTGTACCTCCCTCGGGTCACTGGGCTGGACAGATGGCTTACTCTGACTTCCTAGCTGATCCTTGGTTTGCACCTGCTGGTATGACTAGAGGTGTATTAGTAGATGCTCTAGATATTGAGTACTCTGCTAAGGATGGAGAAAGAGACTATATGTATGGTACAGGGCTAAATGCAGTTAATCCTATTGTTAACTTTAAGAGCAGAGGAGGCATAGTAATCTGGGGACAGAAGACATTATTGAGAAACACTACTGCTCTAAATAGGATTAACGTACGTAGGATGTTGAACTATCTAAAGAAGATTATCTCTCAGGCTGTTAGAGCTCTACTGTTTGAGCCTAATGATAGTGGGACTTGGGGATCTTTCACTCGTTTAGTCAACCCAGTTCTAAGAGATGTCAAGGCCCGTAGAGGACTGTACGACTTCAAGGTTATCTGTGATGCTACTACAAATACTCCTGCAGTTATAGATAGGAGTACTATGATTGCCAAGATATTACTTCAGCCGACCAAGGCGGCAGAGCTTATTGAACTCCAGTTCACATTATTACCTACTGGTGCAAACTTCTCTGAATTTGTGACTACTCCATAAGTAGGATTAAGGAGTTTAGAAGGAAGATTCTAGGAGGATACATAGGTGAGGCACGAGATGAATGCAGATAGGATTGGTGGAGGTGGGGCTGCAGGAGCTTATGAAGTCCAGCGTCAGAACGCTTTTCTGCTCTCAATAGATATACCCTCAGGAGGTAAGGATGTTATCGAGTTGACTTTGAAAGAATCGGATTTACCAAAAGTAGAGTTAGAGTCTATAGATATTCATTATATGAATGAGTATAGAAAGTTGGCTGGTAAGCCTAAGGTAGAGGACTTTACCTTCACTTGCCACGATGTAATAGACAAACATGTAGCTAAGTCCCTATATGAGTGGTGGACTAAGGTATATGACCCATATACGGGGGCTATACATCTAGCTAAGGAGTATAAGAAGGATGCCACGCTAACTCTTTTATCCCCTGATGGAGCGACAGAAAGAACCTGGATCCTAATAGGATGCTGGCCTAAGAAGGTCAGTTTGGGTAGAGGTGATATGAGTAAGGCTGATCCAGTAGGTGTAGAAGTAACTCTAGCTGTAGACAAGGTAAGGGCTATAAACCCATAAAGAGTAGATGTCCTAGGATCTTTCCTAGGAAGTAGTCCACATAGAGTAGGAAGGTAGGTGTAATGTGGGAACCTCTCAATGGGAGGCAATCCAGTTACCTAGTCTTGGTATACCCTATGGTAGTATCTGTCCTGACGGGAAGGTCAAGGTTAGACCTATGACTACTCAGGAAGAGAAATTACTAGCAGGACCTAAGCATATATTACAAGAGAAACTAGAAGATGTTGTGGAGAAGTGTATAGATTTGGGTAGTCTAAAGTACACAGATCTTATTATGGGAGACTGGATGTTCCTATTACTCTGTGTGAGAAACGTGACCTTTGGTCCAGACTATGATATAGAGATAACCTGCTCAGAATGTGGCAAGAAGTATAAGAAACTTATAAAGATACCTAAGGATCTCCAGGTACGAATTCTAGAGAAAGGTGTTGATGAAGAGCCTTGGGAGATTAAACTACCCAAGTGTGGTAAGACTCTACTTGTCCGTGCTCTACGTCTCTTAGATGAAAGAAACATAGATACTTATGAGAAGGAAACTCCAGACCCGGATGAGAATCCTGGGTATACCTACAGGCTGGCTAAGCATATAGTTGCTATAGATGGAAAGCCCGTAGGTGATAAGTTTTCAGAGGCAAAGAGCTTAGTAGGTAATATGTTATCTTTTGATTCACATACTATGTTAGGTTGCATAAAAAAGCATGAATGCGGGCCATCCTTTAGGGTAGAGTTTGATTGCAAGAGATGCCATAATAACTCAAAGGAGATTATGCCTATAACGGCAGAGTTCTTTCTACCTGGCCTATCCAACTTATGAGAAAAGATCCTACATCTTAGAAGAGCAGTTAGTACTATCTAAGGAGTGTAATATAGGGATTTCAGAAACAGATAATATGACGCATCAAGATAGGATGCTATTAATAGAAAAATTTAAGGAGATTCAGAAGAGGGAGCAGGAGAATATGTCCGGTGGTAATACAATGAAGTGGAGATAGCTCCGTGCCCGATAATCCAGATACAGGTAACGTAGTAAGATCCGTAAAGGAATTGCGTATATTTGAGTACGCTATTGCTATGAAGGATCTAGGAGCATCAGTTAGAAAAACGTTGAAGACGGATTTCACTTCTTTGAGAGAGCATATTAAGACTGGATTATCCTCTATAGTCTCTTACTTTTCTTCATCTTCTAAGGGGATTTCTACACAGGTAGATACTGTAGGGACGAGTATAACAAAGGTAAAGGGGGGGCTATATAAGCTAGCCCCTATACTTAAGGAGACTATAAAGGGGCTTGATCTAAGTGCAGTAGGGAAGGACGTGCTTTCTAGCCTACTAGGCCCAGAGGCTAGAGAGACTATGCTTACTAATCTAAAAATAGTGTTTGGTAAGTCTACAGAGGAGATGAAAGGTATCCTATCTAACCCCACATTTCTACTTAGCTTCGAGAGTAACTTCAAAGTAGCTATCAGAGAGGCTTTAAGGGGGGTAGATATATCTAAAGATCTAGATATCCCAACTAAGAGTAAGATAATAGCAGATGCTTTGTCTAGAGCTACTAGAAAGGGTGTAGAATCTGTTATAGTAGCTAAGAGAGAGGCTATAGAAAGAAGGGATGTTGAGATGGTAAGAAAGATGGCAGGTAAGAAAGACATTCTTGGGATAGGTGAAATTCTTTCCTCTGCACTAAGAGGTTTTATAGCTGGATTGAGAGGACAGCAGCCTTATCCTGCCGGTGGTGGAGGGGGTATCTCAGCAGCCTTATCTGCTGCCGGTGGTGGAGCGGGTCCTAAAGGGGGTATCTCAGCAGCCTTATCTGCTGCCGGTGGTGGAGCGGGTCCTAAAGGGGGTATCTCAGCAGCCTTATCTGCTGCCGGTGGTGGAGGGGGTATCTCAGCAGCCTTATCTGCTGCCGGTGGTGCAGCGGGTCCTGCTGGTGCGATAGCCGGGGTGGCGTTTACTATAGGAGCAACTATAGGGAAGGCAATATTAGCCCCATTTAGGCATATAGCCGACTTGTTAAAGAGCACAGCAGGGAGATTACTAGAATTAGTAACTATGGGTGCAGTACTAAATGCGATGCTAGGACCTATTTTAACTATAATATCTGATATCTTCGATATGTTTATGGCTCCGTTTCAGTCTGTAATAATACCCCTAGCTTATATGATAGCTTCCGAGTTAATGGAGTTATTGCCTTCTATATTACGATCCACAGCTGATATGATACCAGCGCTAGCTAGCATTACTGAAGAGTTAAGGCCGGTTATAGAAGCACTTGTGGATGATTTAAAGATAGGATTTGAGCATACAGTACCTATTATGAAGGCAATAGTTGAGGCAGTTGAAAGGATAGCCCCTATATTAATTGATTGGCTAAATATCGGAGGGGGAATCTTAGAAGAGATAATGAATGCTGCACCTATCTTGATAGACGCTTTAGAGCGTATAGCAGAAGCTATAATTGCTCCCGAGGAAGCCTTTAAACGAACTATGATAGATGGATTTGCAGCACAACTAATAGCTGTAAATTCTATATGGCACACAGATACTGTAGATATGTTATTAGGCAAGTTAGATAAGATCAGTGCTAATACTCGGAAACAGAAGAAGTCTACTAAGATATCTGGTAAGGGTAAGCCTCTAACCCTCACAGTACCTGCTGGAAGAGTACAAGAGGCTGGTCCATTAGTATCTGCTACTACCCCCAATCTAAAGTTTCCATCAGTGCAGATGCCAGACCCTAGAGATACTGTTATCCCACTGAAGAAGTCTATAGATCTGAATACTGCAGCAATCTATGAGACAGCTAGACCAGACCCGTTTACTACAGACCCTAGACTGGATATAGGACCCCCTATACTAGGGGGGTCTTATGTCTAAGTCTAACATAACCTTTAATCATATAAATTTCAAGGGTGGATATATGACATTTAGGATGCCTATGCCTAGTATAAAGGTAGGCTATAAGGGACAGGTAGATGCTCAAGGTGCATACTCTACTCACCCCTTTTTAATAGTCTGGAAGAAGGGGCAGTTCTCTAATGTTGAACTAGTATTAACTTTGGCTGTAGACTCTAATGAGGGTGGTCTAGAGAGTGCAAGCGCTCTAGTGGGTGTAGTACAAAACTTTATGAAGGCATCTATAGGGGATTTCTCAACATCCAGTATGCCCTCAGGTGTAGCTAGATTAGCTACTATGTCTGTACAGATAGGTACTTGGTATTTCAGAGAGTTTTTTGTATTAGGAGTAGAAGCTGAGTTTAGACCCCCTTGGGACATTGATAGTGGAATAGGTATGGTAGTAGAGATTACTTTGGATCTAATGCCGTTCTATGGGAATGACATAAACAAACTACCTGAACCTAAAACTTGGTCTTTCATTAGTCAATAGAGGGAAACAAATGGCTACTAAGATTAGACCTAATGCATATTTAGATCCAGTCTCAGACATAAGAAGTAGATATAGACTAACTAAGTTATATGTAGACGATGCAGTTAAATTAGGTACAAAGAGATTCTCTACCTGGGTAGCTCCCGAGATAGATATGTCTACCTACTTAAGGTATACGGTGATGAAGGCTGATATAGGTAGATTAGATAATATAGCCTATAAATTCTACAATGATCCTACTCTGTGGTGGGTTATAGCTTATCTAAATAATATAGGTAATATGTTAGAAGACATGACAGAAGGTCAAACTCTCTATATCCCCCCTATAGAAGAGGTTATGAGGTCCCTAAGTAGTGTCTAGTAATACTACTGCTTCCAAGCTAGAGGTTCAAATAGGTGGTCAGACTCTTTCTATGGCAAAGAATAATCTACAGAATCTGAGATTAACCAGTACTAGGAGGGGTTTCAATCCCTTTAGACTCAGGGTAGTGACAGAATCTGAATGGGGTATCTGGGAGAAGATACCACAAGACCCTGAGATGGATATAAAGTTGAGATTACATTTAGATGGAGATAGTAGTAGTAAGACTAGTCCTTGGCTCACATTCAGATGTAGTGAATTGAAATTAGCCTATGATGCAAACTTACTATACATAGATCTACAGGGTTTAGATAAGGCGTATCCGCTTAAGGAAACTGCTAGGGAAGTAGCCTATAAGGATAAGTTGATATCTGAGATAGTTAGTGACATAGCTGGAAAGCATAAGCTTAAGACAGATATAGAGGAGACTGTAGGTAAGTATCATCTTCTACAGGCTGGTATGAAAGATATTGACTTCATAGAGAATGTGTTACTGCCTAAGGCTAGGAGTGGGCAGAGGAGTGAGTTCTACTTTGGAGTTAAAAATGGAGATACGTTAGTATTTAAGTCTAATAAGCCTGAGGATTCAGGGCTGAAGTTTGTATATGGAGTGTCCGGTACAGCTTCTAGTTCTCAGGTAATACAGAAGCTAGTAGTATCCTATGAGAGGTTTAATCTAGTCAATCTAGATTGCTTGTCTACCAAGGTAGTAGGGTATGATATCTTTAAGAAGAAGATGATAGACTTTACAGTAGATGATAGTAAGGCAGATATGCAGAAGTATGCATCTAATCAACCTAAGGCTCCTGAGGATCCTTCTTCTATATTTATATCTACTGGTCCACATCCTAAGGATTATGATAAGATGGATATAGAAGGGGCAGCTAGATCTGTGTGGGGGAGGAATTGCCAGTATCTGTTTAGGATGACTCTGTCTCCTATGCCTAATCCAGAGATAGAGGTAGGAAAGACTGTTGACTTAGATATTAGGAACTCTAAGGGAGAGCCTCATTTCACTACAGGTAAGTGGTTGATAGATAGAGTAGATCATGTTATAGCCGATGCAAAGCTAGCTACCTACGTCAGTGTAGTTAGGAGACAGTGGCAGTGAGTGGGGATAGACTCGTCTTTCCTGGATGCTATAGAGGTATAGTAAGAGTAAATAATGATAGTTTAGACTCGGAGAATAATCATAGGTATCTAGGCAGACTTAGGGTATCTGTTCCTCAAGTATATGGAGATAAAATAGACGATAAAGATCTCCCATATGCTAGTCCCTGCCAGCCCTTTACTACAGGGAAAGATGGAGATGCTGAGTTTGGATTTATAGCCATACCCCCTATAGGGTCTTCTGTGTGGGTCATGTTTGAAGCTGGGGATCCTCAGAAGCCTGTATGGATGGGTGGGTGGTGGGGAGAACTTGAGGGACAGTCTGAAATACCAGATAGAGCTAAATCTGATGGTTCC